AGAAATATTGTTGTTTGTTCTTCTTCGTCTAATCGAAGGAGCTATCCTTGTTCATTAGTAGAGGCAAGACCAAAAGTCGTCCGACTTTTGGTCCACAATTCACGATTTATCGTGACTACGCCACCTATACGGGGGCGGATGTGCAAAGCGGTCCGTGGATTTCTCAATCCCGGCTCCGTGCCTCTACTGATGGGATTCAGGTTACTGAATCGGATGGCAACCGTTGGCCTCCTCCAAAAGGAAGAGACCTTCAGGACTTCGGCTCGGAGTTTTCCTCCAAGAAGACGGAAGTGGTTACTCCAAAGTTTCCACATTCTGTCTTGTACTTTAAACACGATCCGAACGGAACTGACCGTCTCCGAAGGGAGACTGGTGAGTTCATGATCGCGAACGCGTTTTCAAGTACTCGAGGTTCCTCGTTACCCACTCCGATCATTTGGAGTGGAGGTACCGGACCATTGCAAATGTTCCCCGTCGAAGTGGATCTCTCTTCATCGAGAGCTGCACTTGTGACCAAGGGAACTATCGCTGTGGCGGCTACCTCTCCGGGTAACCAGGTTGCAAACGCAGCATCTGCGATTGGTGAACTTCTCCAAGACGTTCCCGCAGTTCCTGGGATCGGTCTTTGGAAAGCACGTCTCCGAGCTTTGGAGACTGTGGCCGCTGGCGGAGGTGAGTTTCTCAACTACGTCTTCGGCGTTTCACCAACTATCAGCGATATCAAGACCTTTCTTACTGGTGTTGATAAAGTTGATCGTATGGTCGACCAGTTCATACGTGATTCTGGTCGGGTTGTACGCAGACGCTTCGTGTTTCCCAAGGAAACAACTCAGACAGACACTCTCTTGTCTGGTATCTATTCGCCGGTAGGTCAGGGGTTCGCCCCGAATCCTAACCGGTCGACAAATACCATTCATGAGAATCTGAATGGGTTGCCATGTTATGAGACCTGGCGTAATAGGACCGTTGAACGAGAAATCTGGTTCAGCGGAGCTTTCACCTATCACCTCCCG